AGAAAATATTCCGCGCTATCATCATTGATGGATATAGTGAAGCGAAATCAAACGCCGCAACATTATCATGCAATCCATTAGTCCCTTCCGTCTTAGGATTATAAATCATAGCACCTTGATAGGATTTTCTATCTCCTTTCTTTCCTGTCGGTGCTTTCCATGATGCCTTACGCATGAAATATATGCTACCCATATTACTAGCATAGAAGCAAGCATCAAAGGGAGCAACTAGTAATCGTTGTAATGATAACATCGCCTCAGAAGTATAGTTTTCATCATCTATTCTCTTGAGTAATTCAGTATCTCGGAGGGCATAACTTAAATATGTTTCAGTATCTTCTAACCAACCCCTTGCAAAGAATTCATTCTTATCAGGAAACCTTTCACTAACTAGTTTCTTTTCTCCCAACACTATTTCAGAAACATAATCTAAAGCCATAGATGGTAGCATTCCTCTTTGTGAATCATTCCATTGTCTTTCAAATGCTAAATCTAAATTGAGTAGAATCCTTCCTTTAACGGGTTGCTCAACTGGATTATAATTACCCACCGCCTTAGATAACTTAATTTCTTCATCGAAATATACACCCTTAACATTGTTGTAAGGAGATAGTTTTCTTGGGTCAAGCCCATTAGCGTGAAGCCTCTCAATCAGTTTAGGCAAATCGAACTTTGAACCGAACCATGAGATTAACATATCAGGGTCTTGATTATTCAAATCTCTAATAAACCTAACAAGCATCTCTCTTTCAGAATTAAAAGCGGTTATGTTATTAGCATGAAATATTCTTTCTGGATTATCCTTCATATCTGGAAACCAAGTATATGCTTCATTTCCATTATTAGTAGTTAAAGAGATACAAGTAATAGCACCATCATGTTCTCCACCTTGTTGCCACTCTAAATCCCAATACCACTTAACCATATCATACTCAGGTATTTCATCTAACATATCAACAGCATATCTATAATGAAAGGGAACATCTGCTTCAAAGGTTTCGTCCCATAATTCTCTAAGGGTTCTAGTATATCCAGGTTTCGCTGGCAACCAAGTCACCTTAGTTAAATCTCTACCCTGCAAATCTACAGAACCATCTTTAACATAACTTATTGCTATTTTGAATTTGGCTCCGCGTTCTTTTATTTCGGCAACGGGATATTCTGTTGTGCCTGATAGAATATAGAAATACGGTTGGAAATCAGTATAGTTCACAAAGTATTCTTGCCTACCATATTCATCTCGCCAACGCAAAGCAAATTTATTCTTATTATCTAGTGCTGTAATTATCATATATCCACGCTCGGTGCTAATACTATTTTTCTATCCGTTCCAATAATATACAAAGGACTATCATCTCTCATATACAATATACTAATACCATCCAAGAATTTATGGAAGGGCTGTGCTATAACTAAGGTTGAGGAATCCCCTTCATGGGTCATCATTTCAACGCTGGTAGTATAACTTTCTTGTCGTCTTGATGAAGAAACCTTGAAGGTTTCACCATCATAATTTAATTTATAATCGCCTGTATTAGTGGCTGAACAACCCTTAATTGCATCAACTAAATTTTCTGAATTAACTACAACCTTAGTTTCAAGTTTGGTTTTACCAACAGTAGGAAAACCATCTGCAACTTCAGTAGCCAATAATCTAGTCATCATTTCAACAGCAGGGTGGTCAGTCACAAGTGGTAATGTTGCTTGACGAGTCCCATTTCTCATCACTAAACTATCACCAAATGTGAAACTGACTTCCCCACTAAATGTCTTTAGATATTTGATAGCCTTTTCTGCCTCAACAATAAAAGACTTCTTTTCATCAGCGACAACGGGTGTTATAACATTGAGGCTACACCCGCAATAATGATTGGCATTAAATAGTGTTATGTTGTTAGGATTGCTCCCATCAATATAAACATACTCACTAATTATCCTAATTTCTGTGGAGTCACCTTTCTTATATTTGCCCTTCATCAGAATTGTTTCTAGTGCCTTTATCATTATTTTATTATCAATCTGAAATTTCATATCTTTCTCTCTCGTAGTTCAGGAATGCCGTTCCATACAATATTAGGAGGAATCCCTTCTCTTGTTGTCCAAATCTTACCGACTAGTTTACCATTAGTTCTACTACCAATTAGTTCAGCAAAGTATTTCACTTCTTTACCTTTCTTCTTTTTATAGCATCTAACTTCTTGTTCTAGGATTGCTCCCCAATTCTTCCAAACAGGAATGAATCCTACTACTGTATTATCCACATACTGTTCTGCGGCATGAGTAATATAGATTACATCACAACCAAGATTATAGATAGCCTTCATCAAGAAGAAGAACACTTTATTGCGCTCTCCATATTGATAGGGCATCATCTTAGTGACCTTTCTAGGATTTGGATTTACCTTAAGCAAACAGGCATCATACCAAGCATCCACCCCATCGAACACAAATATTGGTTTTTCTCCTGATGCTATTTTTGCCTTCACCATATCAACAAACCTAAGAGATTCATCTTCTGATTTATCAATGTCCACAATATTATCTTCTCCGACTACAATTGGGTCATGTATCTCTATTCGGTCTGTGCAATCGTGATGTTCTCTCCAAGTAGATTCAACACCTCTATCCCAATCCAATACATAGATTTTATCATCTGGGAAATCTAATGCTAATCCTGTCTTTCCATTCTTTGGGTCACCCCAAATACCCAAGACTAATCTAGAATGTGACTTTTCCTTTTTAGTAGTTTGAAGATGTTGGTAATTTTCATACCACTCCTTCTGCTTTTTGGAATAGTCTTCCTTTTCCGTTGCTTTCAATTTCTTTTCGCTTACTGCGTTTCCGCTTGTTTCAGTAGTCCAATTCATTTTGTTCACCTATTTTTATATCTAATTCTTCGTTTGCCCATGTATGCACTAATTCTTTCAAATGATTAGGAGATACTCTAATCCTAACTTCTTTGTTAGAATAGTGGAATTTAACCCAATATTCATTTGTTTCATCATTCAAGCGCCAAGTCATGAAATCCACATTGTCCATGTGGATAACATAACTCGACCCATGAATGTATCGGCCTTCAATTGTATAATTTCGCATTTCACTCACGCAAACCAATCGAAGTCTTCTTCTTCTGCGGAATAAGAATCCACAGGAGAACCCCTGTTCTCAGTAACTAGTAGTCCTCTTACATTAATCGTTGATGAACCCAAAGTCCCATCATCATTAGTTCTTTGTGAGGTTTGACCCACCACAATTACACTAGAACCAATACCAAAATCAACATCAATATAATCAGGAATCCAACAAGTGGTTCCTGCCCAACCGCCGCCTTCATAATCGAAATCAGAATTCAAATCATTGATAGTCATTCTTCTAGTTCCAGTCTTTTCGTTTGGCTTCAAGTTAAGAGCCGATACAGAACCATCGGTTATAACATATTTATCAACATAAGCCTTGTCTGCTAAACTAGTATGGTATCTATCTAAATCCACCAATGGCGAATAGTTATCGCTCGCGGCTTCCATCAAAGATGCGGCAATATCATGCCCTGTGGTATCAACATACATAGCATCATCTTCTGATAAATCAGAATTAATAACCAATGTTTCTGCTGTGACTGTAGTAAATCCATATATCATATTTGGCTTGGTATCGTTTCTAATAACCATCATGTGTATATGCTCAAAGGTCTTTGGTAGGAAATCCTTTGATGATTCCCCTTTGTATGAGAATTGGTATAACCCAAAGTCACCATCTACTTCTCCCAAGAAAGCCCCATTCATTCTAAATTGTTCCTTTGGTAGTGGCTTACCCTTTCTCTTGCTCCAATCCATAGTATCTAATGGTATGATGTATTCATTAACATCAACTTCAATATGATTAGCAGGTAGTGTCTTAACTACCATAGTCTGTTCTTCGCCATCTTCATATCTAGAAATAGTATAACCACCATCACTAACTTGTGCAGTAGCAACCTTTCCTAATCTCATTGTTCCTTCGGGGTCGCGCTCATATTCATTTGCTACCCTTGTTGCTTGAAGCGCCATTAAATCTCTAGCCTTGAATATAGAAATAAATACACCAAACGCCGTCTTGCGTATATCATCGCTTCGCTGTTGGGTTGGTGCGCTATCTCCATTTTCTGACTTCCTAGCCATATTAGCACTACTGAACCATTGTCGCCATAGACTCAGACCTAATTTTTGTTCTGTTTCTACTTGACTCAATGGGTCAATATCATTCACTTCACAGATGCTATTATATTTAGCAACTGCCTCATCGTAATCCATTTCAAGGACTTCCGATGCCTTTCGTATTTCGTTTGTAACATTTTCGTTCATTTCTTCACTCATTTATTTCACCTATTTTTGTTTTTGTTTTTTCTGCGGATTACTCCGTTGAATCTTATTTTAACGACCTCTTTGTTCCGGGCTGAATTCTATGTTCGCCCTTACAACATTTACAGATACGAGTCTTATGGGTTTGTTTAGCAATACCCTCCATTGACTTTCGCTTATTCTCTTTCCTTCTTAAGAAAGCCTTGTCTTTTCTATCTCCCTGTTGTGTTTTTCCATAACTCATCTTTCATCACCTTCTCCTTGTAATACATCTCTATCTTGTCTATCTCTAAGTTTCTCTAGATTCTTAGCGGCTATTATATCCATTGATAATCCTAAGTCGGTTGCTAGGTTTGCAATATACCATAGCACATCACCTAGTTCCATTTCAATATCATCCCTCTTATCCCAAAAATCACTTTTGTGGGTGCTATCTCTCATTACTTTCTTAATCTTTTCACAGACTTCTCCGGCTTCTCCGGCTAAACCTAATGCTGGATAAACCACCATGTGTTCTCTAGGATATATTACGGTCTTTCTTGCGCTTCTTTGGTATGCGTCCATTAACATTTATTTATTCCCCTTTATTGTGTCCCAATGCTTCTGCTCATAGTATAACTCTATGACTCCTTCAACAGTTAGACATAGCCCTGCTAATGCCCAAAAGAAATCGGAGTCAATATTAGTATAACCTAATACATTACCCATTGGAATTATTGTTAATAGTAGCCCTGTGACTACTATCCATTCATAGCGAAACAATGCTTTCTTTGCATCAAGTATATTCACTTTACCATCTTTATTTGCGTCTAGTATATTAAATATCTTTCTCAACATTATATCATCTGTCCTATCATCCATGAGGCTAGAACCTTCGGAGTCATATTTGTGCTTCTCCATTCTGCCTCACCTACTACTCTTAATAGTTTGAATTTAATTGGTGTTTCTATCTCTTTGTTCTTTACTATGGAATCATGTAGCCCAACACACATTGTTTTCATATCTATCGATTGGGCTAACATTTCATGGCACTTAGAAAGAGAAGATTCGTATTTATTATTTAGTATGCTAACCACTAATTTATCATAAGGTTCTAGCATTCTATTTATTTGTATTGTTAATGGCGTATCACTTGCAGTAGCCGCTTGCAGTTCTGTAATCGCCCTGCGTAAATCACCATCGAACCCATATATGAAGGTGCGGATTTCATTTTCCTCATAGTGAGTAATGCCCTCTTTATCAAGAATATTTTGCAACACATCATACATAAGGTCATTGGATAGTGGCGTGAATAAATAATTCGCACATCTTGATTGTAATGGATAGATAATTTTATGTCGTTGATTACAAGTAATGATAAATCTTACATTAGCATGATACCTTTCCATTAACCTTCTCAATGCGTTCTGAGCATCGGCGGTCATCCCGTCCATTTCATCCAACAGAATTATTTTGAATGGAACATCTCCAATCTTTACTGTTGAAGCAATCTCTTTGATTGTTGTTCTAACAATCTCTAGTCGCCTATCATCAGAAGCATTTATCTCAAAGAAATTTCCTTGAGTTTGTCCCTCTAACATTTCATTTGCTAAAGATACAGCCGCCGCAGTTTTACCTACACCTGCTTGCCCATACAACAATACAT